CAGAGTTATCCGAAAAGATATTTTATAGTCAAAAATTGAGAAAACGATGTCAAAGGGATTTAGTTGAAGGAACGGGAAATTATAAAGATAAAATAAAGATAGTAAGGGAAACTTTACTATTTGAAGCACCGTATGTACTTGACAGTTATTTGTTATATTTAGAGATAGATAGAAAACCAGAAGCACAGTTTTATTGACCAAGAAGAAAAGTCTTAAAACAAGTTGTAGATGGATTACAAAAGATGGTAGATGATGAGCTAGATGAGTTGTTTATAAGTATGCCACCAAGAACAGGAAAGACAACTTTAGTCAATATGTTTATGACATGGATAATGGGTAAAAACCCAGAGCAAACTAACTTATATTCTGCATACTCTTCTGGCATCACTAAAATGTTTTATGAAGGTGTGAAAGAAATAATAACTGATAGCACGACTTATAATTATGGCAAGATTTTTAAGATAGCAGCACCCGAGACGTTGACAGATAATTTACATGTTAACGGTGAGACAACAACAGTGGATTTGGGAAGACTTAAGAAATACAAAACACTAACTTGTAGGTCTATTGAGTCTACATTGAATGGTGCCTGCGATTGCGGTGGATTTTTAGTAGGTGATGATTTAGTTGCTGATATAGAAGAAGCTATGAACAAAGATAGATTAGTAAAATTGTGGGCTAGAGTAGATAACAACTTAATTCCACGTATGCAAGGTAAAGCAAAGATTATTTGGATAGGTACTAGGTGGAGCAAGAATGACCCAATAGGAATTAGACATAGTTTATTAATGAATGACCCAGCATATAAAGACATGAGAGTATTGTCTATTGAAGTGCCAGCACTAAATGAAAACAACGAAAGTAATTACAATTATAAATATGTTGGCTTTACTACAGACTTTTATTTAAAGAGAAAAGCTTCTTTTGAAAAGAATGAAGATTTCCCTAGCTGGTCAGCACAATATATGTGTAACCCAGTGGATAGAGAAGGAACATTGTTCTGCAGAGAAAATATGTCGTTTTATAACGGAAATTTACCAGATAGAAAACCAGATGTTGTTTATATGGCTTGTGACCCAGCTTTTGGCGGTGGAGATTTCTTATCAGCACCCGTTGTTTATCAATACGGAGATGTTGGCTATGTAGCAGATTGGATATTTTCAGATGCCGATAAAACGGTAACTCAACCTTTGATGATGGAATGTATATTGAGAAACAAAGTACAAATATTAGATTCAGAAGAAAACAATGGTGGTGGATTTTATATTGACGATATAGAAAGAAAATTAAAATTGCGAAAGAAAAGACTTAATATAATAAAACATTATGCAAGTACTAAAAAATCAAAGAATGCTAGAATTATAGAAAAAGCACCAGAAATAAGAGAATTAATATTTAGAGATAGTGGCTGTAGAAGTGTTATGTATGATAGAGCAATGCAAAACGTTTATAGTTTTTCATTCTTAACAAGGAATGCACACGATGACGCACCCGACAGTTTAGCTATGATTTGCGAAATGCAAATACATTGTAGCAAAAAACAATATGAAGTTTTCAAAAGACCTTTTTAATTATTATTAAACGTACTATACGAATAATGATTTTTGTGTTATAATAACATAATAAAATGAGTTTTGAAAAAAACTTTTAACAAAAACAAACTACAATAGTAAATGAAAAGGAAGGGAATCAAATGGCGACAGAACCAATAACTGATATTAGTACTACATGCTTTGGAAGAAAAGTTATTTATACTACATATACCAAGATAACAAAAGAAAATGTTGTTCAAGCAGTACGTCAAGCAGCTGAACTTTTTCAAGTAAACAAGTCTGAAATACAGTTTTTACAAAATTATTTCAAGGGAGACCAGCCTATTCTACAAAGAGTTAAGACTATTCGACCAGAAGTTTGTAATAAAGTACAAGATAATTGGGCAAAACTTATTATAGCATTTAAAGATGGTTATTTACTAGGAGACCCAATTCAATATGTTACTAAAAAAAGTTGTAGCAAAAAGAATGAAAACGAAAACAAACCTCTTGATAATGATAATGAACGAGCCGAAAAAGAAAGCCTTGCTAAAACCAAAGATGTCGAAAGATTAAATGATATAGTTGACGAAGCTGATAAAGCCGCACACGATGAAGTTATGTGCCATAATTCACATATTTGTGGTACCAGCTATAGAATGATATTAGCACAAGAAAATCCAGAAGATGGAATTTTAAAAATTATCGATGCCGAGCCAGAAAGAACTTTTGTTGTTTATTCGTCTGAAATAGGACATGACCCAGTATTTGCCGTTTATGAAACGGAAGTACCTAATGCGGACGGAACAAGAGGTATGGTTAGATATAATTGTTATACAAAAGATAAATTTTTTATTATAGATGATGGTGTAGAAGCTGTAGAAAAAGACAATGCACTAGGTTTTATACCAATTATAGAATATCCTAATAATGCTGAAAGAATTGGAGAGTTTGAAGTAGTCTTATCATTGTTAAATTTAATTAATTTAATTAATTCTAACAGAATGGACGGAGTAGAGCAATTTGTTCAAAGTTATTTAAAAATTATAAATGCCGATATTACTAAAGATGATTTTGAAGCTTTTAGAACCTTAGGAGCTATAAAGATTAAAGACAATATAGCAGGTGTTCATAGTGATGTCGATTATATTACTCAAGAATTAAACCAAACTCAAACTGAAGTATTGATAGCGAGTATAAAAGCTGATATTTTAGCAATAACAGGTATACCAAATAGAAATGGTGGAAGTTCCACTAGTGATACCGGTACAGCTGTCATTATGAGAGATGGTTGGAGTGATGCCGAGACGAGAGCAAAATCAAGAGAAACTATTATTAAGAAGTCTGAAAAGAATTTCTTAAAGTGTGCTATAAAAATAATTAATGATTGTAAAATTAGTAATGGTGGTAAAATTGATTTAAAACCATCTGACGTTGACATTAAATTTACAAGAAGAAATTATGAAAACATTACCCAAAAGAGTACAGTATTAACACAATTATTAGGTAGTGACAAAGTACACCCAAGATATGCGTTTGAATATTGTGGTTTATTTAAAGACCCAGAAACAGCATATTTAGATAGTAAACGATATGTTGAAATGAATGCTAAAAAGCTCATGGATACAAAAGTTAAAGAAAATATTGAAGGTGGTGATTCTAACGGTGGAGACAAAAATTCAGGAACACCTGAACCAAAGTTAGATGATAAAAAGTAATATGTGGTAGAGAAACCACTATAAAAAAACGCACGTAAAGCTAGAGAAAAGCTATAAAAAGCAACATAGGTTAGAGAAAACCTCAAAAAACGCAAGGAGACATTAAAAATGCCAGTAGACAACAAAATTGATTTAGGCGGAGGCGTAAACCCAGCACCAAACCCAGCACCAGCAACAGACTATGAGAATCAAATTAAAGCTTTGAAAGAAGAAAACGAAAAACTCAAAAGTACTGCTAGTAAAAACGCAGGAGAAGCATCAGACTTCAAAAAACGTTGGCAAGAAACGCTATCTGAAACAGAAAAAGCCAAACTAGAAAAACAAACTTTAGTAGAAGAAAGAAACAGTTATCAAAAAGAATTAAAAGTGTTAGGATTAACTACAAAATATGTTAAATTAGGTTATGAAGGCGATAAAGCAGAAAAAATAGCAAAGGCATTCGCAGATGGCGATACCGACACTGTTTTCGCAATGCAAGAAGAATTTATTCAAAAAATAAGGGATACTAAAAAAGAAGGCGAGACCAGAGGAGTACCTACTCCACAAGGAGGAACAAGTGATAAAAACGTTACACAAGATGTTTTTAACAAAATGGGCTATAAAGAAAGAGTCGCTCTTTTAGACAAAAGTCCCGAAGTTTTTAGAAGATTAAATGCTAATGCAATGAAAAAAAGACAATTTTAAATTAGTCTTTTAAAAAGGAGAAAAAATGGCAAGTAAAGCAGAATTATTTGGAAATATGTATTTTAACCCCGAAGTTTATTTAGGATATAGAGAAACAATTCCAGATACAAAATTAAACGCACTTTTACAAAGTGGTGTTTTAAGATTAACAA